GATGGTTGGTCGTAATCCTAAATTAAAAATTATTCAATCTACAAACACAACTGAATTATCTGTAAGGTTTGGTCGTAAAGCGAAAGCTTTGATGGACTCACCAGAATACAAAGAAGTTTTTAAAACAAGACTAAAAGAAGATTCGCAAGCTGCTGGTAAATGGGAGACACAACAAGGCGGTGAATATTATGCTGCTGGTGTTGGATCTGCAATCACTGGACGTGGTGCTGATCTCCTGATTATTGATGACCCACATACTGAACAAGATGCAATGAATGCACAAGCATTAGAAAGAACTTACGAGTGGTATACGTCAGGTCCACGTCAACGTCTTCAACCAGGTGGAACAATTGTAATTGTAATGACACGTTGGAATGAAAAAGATTTAGCAGGTAGATTAATCTCTGCACAAAAAGAACCTAAAGCAGATCAGTGGGAGGTAATTGAGTTTCCTGCAATACTACCATCAGGTAAACCACTATGGCCTGAGTATTGGAACATAAAAGATTTAGAAGGAGTAAAAGCGTCTATCCCTCTTTCAAAATGGAATGCACAATACATGCAGAATCCAACTGCGGAAGAGGGATCTTTAATTAAAAGAGAATGGTGGCAACCATGGGAAAAGGAAGAGCTGCCTGCATTGCAACATGTAATACAATCTTATGATACAGCGTTTATGAAAAAATCTTCAGCTGACTTCAGTGCGATAACAACATGGGGTGTGTTTACACCTGATGAGGACTCTGGTCAGCATTTGATGTTAATTGATTCTGTCAAAGGTCGTTATGAGTTTCCTGAACTACGTCGTATCGCTCTTGAACAATATGGCTACTGGAAGCCTGAGACCGTAATCATTGAGTCTAAAGCATCAGGTCTACCGCTAACTTATGAGTTGCGAAAGATGGGGATACCTGTTATAAATTTCTCACCTAGTAAAGGCAACGATAAGCACACTAGGGTAAACGCAGTTTCTCCGCTGTTTGAGTCGGGGAGAATATGGGCGCCCAAAGAAATGGAATTTGCTCAGGAAGTGATTGAGGAATGTGCTGCTTTTCCTTTTGGAGATCACGATGACCTGGTGGATTCTATGACACAAGCAGTAATGAGGTTTAGGCAAGGTGGCTTTCTTGAGCATCCTGAAGACGCTCCTGATGAACCTCTGCCACAAAAACAAAGGACTTATTACTAATGAGTAAAATCGATATAGCTAAATTTTTATTTTCTGCTTTTAACATGGTTAAGAATGGAGATATTAAAACTGTCGATGAGTTATTTAATTTTGCAAGACAACAGTTTGGACAAATAGATTCAAGCCTCAAGAACCAAATAGAAGATACTTTTAACAAAGGTAAAGCTGCATCAGTTACAGAAACAAGAACCAAGGGTCTTATCAAAGACGATCAAGATAAAATAAAAGAACTAGAATCAGAAGAAGGTTTGTCTTCTTTAATGGAAAGACTACAAGACAAAGTAAAAGATCTTAAACAGACATCAGAAAAAACAGGTATGTTCGATAACATCTTTGATGCCATGATTGGTTTTAGAAAAGCAGAAGGATCAAAAGATGCTGCTAAACCTTTTAGAACTCCAGGCATGCCATATCAAAAAGAAAATCCAAACTATAGAATACCTGGTGGTAGTATGTATGCAGAAGGTAATTTAAGAACTGCTATAAGAGAATTTTTAAAAACAGAACATAAAGCAGGTAATTTAAATTTGGATGAAACAGATTTATTTAGAATTACCGAGTACTCACCAAGATCAATAGATGATCCAATCGATGTATTTAGAAGATACTATGGAGAGAGTGCACTAGAAGCTGCTGATGCAATGGCAAAGAAATTAGAAAAAGGAACATCATTTAAAGATTACGAAAATATATTTAGAAAAAATATGCCTGAGTTAAAAATCAAAGTAGAAGGCGCAGGTCAATACGATCAATCTATTGCAGATGCTGAAAAAGCTTTGATAGAAGCAAGAGATCAAGCAGACTATGCAAAAACTTTAGATGAGTTTGATGTAACAGATAGAAAGAAAAATTTTAGAGGTGGTATCTTAACTACTAGAGTAGGTCTTGCTGAAGGTAGAATTAAACTATTAAAATTTTTATATGATAAAGGATTAGATTTAAAAGATGAAATTAAAAAAGCAGCTGAAAATATTTTTGAATCAGGTGATAAAAAAGTAGACGCTGATGTTGTTGTTGATGATATGTTTGAAAATTTAAACATAGATAGAGACATGGTGGATCAAAAGGATCAATTAACAGCTTACGATGAAGCTTATAAATTATTATCTATTCCTAAAGGGTCACGTGGTTTTAAAGAAGATATCGCTGCACCATTTAGTGATGACGTTGTAGATTTACCTGAAGGTGTAAAACCAGAAGATACTATATTGCCAACAGGTAACTTAGTATCAAAGCAACTCAAAGTAATGAGACTTTCAGAAGAAATACAACCTGGTCTTTTTGAAAACTTAACTGATGAACAAATTGATATTATAAATAAGTATGGTGACAGAATTGATTCAGATCTTTTAAAAAATATTGTTTTAGACCCTGATCCAAATAACCGAGCAGCAGCTTTAGCTACACTAGAACAAGTAGATACTTTGGCGAGCGAAGGAAAAAGTATGGATGAGATTATGTCTATTTTACAAAGCACACCAAGAAGAAAACAAGCTGAAGGCGGACTAAGCTATTTGATGGGGATGTAATGAAGATAGCTCAATACAATGACATGATGAGTTATCTTACTCGTCCAGAGTTTAGTGGTGGTAGCGGTAAAAAACCAACTACAATAGAAGAATTAAAAAAGTCAGGTCAACTTGTAACCGGTGATAAATACACAGCAAAGAGTCCAAAATTAATTGAAGCAATAAGAAGATTTGAAATCAAACATGGTTTTAGAAAAAAGAATGATGCTGGCGGTCCACAAATTGTAGAACCATCAAAGTCAATGCAAGTAGATACAACTACTAAAGGTCTACCTGATCCACTAGAAGAATTTAAAAAACAAGCAGATATGTTTTTACAAGCATCGTTTGCTTCAACGAATAAAGATTACTTCAACAGTTTAATTGAACAAGAATACAACAAGGCCCTTGAAGCCGGAGTCCAGCCTCAAGAAGCATTAAGCTTTTTAAAAGAAAGAAGTCAGATGTATCGAACACTTGCTGATGAAGGAAGAAAACAGGGTGAGCCTGCAATACTAGGACCAAGTTATGGTAGAGAAAATAAGGCGATCGGTGGCGGTGTTATCGAAGGAGAAGACCTAGGTACAAGAGAAGGGTTTAATCAACCTAAAGATCCAAACATTGAATTTCCATTTAAATTTTCAACAGGAGCTACTGATTATGGTATTGGTAGATTTAAAGATACAGGAAAATATTTTAGAAGAGTTGGTAGAAATAAAGCAACTACTATAATTCAAGAAGAAGGAGAATCTTTAGAAGATTTTAAAGAAAGAAAAGGACCAAGAAAAGATGTTGCTTTTGATAAAACAATAACAACTAGACAATATATAGATAACTGGACTAAAAATTGGTTAGATAATAATCTTCAAAAATATGGTGTAAAAGATTTTAATGTCATGTTAAATGACTTATCCAATGATTGGCAAAATGAAATAGAAACAGGTAATGTTCCAGAACCAAAAAAGAATTTTAATCTAGCAAGTCCTAAACTTAATTTACCTAACATAACAGCAAGTATGGATGTTAGATCCAAAAAGTTAAGAACAGGTGAGTCAAGAGGTTTAAAGCCTTTTACATATGATGATATTACATTTTATAGAAGTGATGAAAGTTCTGAAAAATTAAAAAATAAAACATTAGCTCAATGGAAAAAAATATTTTATAAAAATAAAATTTCAACTGATCCGGTATTAAGACAAGGGCTAAAAGAATTTTATGACTTTATGGCTCAAGATAAATCAGGGCTACCTCAAAAAGGTGGTTTAACTATAAGAGATTTTCTTAGAACTAAAGTAAGTGATGATGTTCAATTCTTAATAGATCGTGAGGCTTCAGGTTTAGATAAAGCTGCTAAAAAACAAGTCTTTCATAGTTTTCCAGATCTTAAAGATAATTATGATATATTTACTGGAAGTAAAGCTAAGTTAAAAGCTATTGAAAGAGAAACTGAAGGTAGAATAAAAGCTGGTGAAAAGACCTCTGCACAGACGGATGAATTAATAAAACAAATTAAAAATCAAAACAAAATTGTAGCGGAGATGAAACCTGAAGAACTTTTGAAAGATAAAAAATTAATACAGAGTTTAAGATTGGTTATTAATCCACAAACAGGTCAAGTAAGTTTTGTAGGATACACAGAAAATGACCCTAGGGTAAATAAAAAAGGTGTAAAGAATGATTTAGAATTAGCTGAACATGCAATAGATAGAGCTAAAAAAGGTTCACTGTTTAGTTATGATCACATTTCAAAAAGATCATTAGAAAAAATGAACACACAATTTCCTAATAATATTCAGGGAGCTAATTACATAACTAATACTCAAATGGAAAATGCAAAAAGGTTTTTAGCAATACCTGCAAATAGAAATACACCAGCTGCACAAAATATAGATAAAATTTTATCTGATTTAAATTTAACAGTTAGAGGAAAAGAATATGGTGGAACATATGGAAATAAAGAAAGTATTGTTTTTGATTCAAAAACTAACAGATCAAACATCGTAGATAGTCAATTAATAAATAGAAGTGTAATACCAGGAAGATTAGCAAAAGCGGCTGGACTAGCTGGTGTTTTATTTTCTACCACTGCTTTTGGTAAAGAAAAAAGCACTTTACCAGAAGGTCCTCCTGGTCAAATAAATCAAGAAGACAAAAGTTTAATAGAAGAGTATCCACTTCTTACAGGAGCAGCTGCAGCAGCATCACCTTTAGTTACGAAGACAGGAAGAAAAGTTTATGGCGCTCTTGCAAAACCATTATTGAAAGCACTTGGTTCAGTACCAGCTGCAACATATTTTGCGGGTAAAGAATTAATGTCTGAAGATCCTAACTATGCTATCGCGGGTGCAGATCTTTTATTACCTGAGTTAGGAAAAAGAGTTGCAGGAAGTGGCACAGGTATCATGTCTAAAGCTGGTAGATTTTTATTAAATCCTTTTAAAATTGGAAGAGCTTTCACACCTTTAGGTATTGGTTTACAAGGTGTAGAGTTAGTAAACCAAGCAATGAAAGAACAGAAAAGAATTAATGAGATGAGAGAAAACGATCCAGAAGCATATCAACAATTTATTGCAGAACAAGAAGACATGATGAGAGAGTCTGCAGCGTATGGTGGAAGAATGGGTTTTGCAGATGGACCAGAAGATCCTAGTAAAAGAAAATTTATGAAGATCATGGGTGGACTTGCATCATTACCTATAGTTGGAAGATTCTTTGATGTAGCTAAAGAAGCTGCACCTGTTCTTGATGCAATAAAAACCGAGGTGGTAAAAGGAAAACCAGAATGGTTTGATTTATTGGTTAATAAAGTAATTAAAATGGGAGAAAATGTAACCGAAAGGTTTGCAACTAAAGAAAGAGAGGTTGTTCATCAGACTAATATAGGTGATGGTGAGACTGTAAGAGTTTATCAAGATCTTGAAACTAATTCTATTAGGGTTGAGTATGAAGATCCAAACAATATGGGTGGCGAATCTATTGATTTAGTTTACAAAAAAGAATTACCAGACGAAGGTAACCCAAATCCCCCAGCTAATTTTTATGCAACAGAGCTTGAACCAAGAGGAATAAGAATGGGACCTGATGACTACGATATAGAGTTTGACGGTGAAAATTATGCAGACAGTGTTGATGAGTTAATGTCTGATACAACAAAATTAAAAGAATTTGCAACAGGTCAAAAACGAACAATGAAGGAGATTGTGGAATCTAAAAAGAAAAAAGATAAAACAAAAGCTATAAATGAGAGCACAGTGGAACAAGCAGAGTATTTAGAAAGTAAATATGGTCCAGGTGATGACTTATATTATCAAGATTTTTCAGATGACTTTGACTAAAAAACTAACAACCACAATACCACCAAAATCAGGGCCTATGCCACAGGGCTTGAATTTAAATTATAATACTGTTAAAACAGTTAAATTGGAGAAAATAAATGGCAGACATAGACAAGGCTCTACCAAACGAGCCAAGAAAAACAGTTAACGTACCGGGCGAAGAAGAAATACAAGAACAAATTGTAGAAGAAGTACAAAGCTCACAAGAAAAACCTGGTCCTGTTGAAACAATAGAAAATGAAGATGGATCAGTTGATATTAATTTTGATCCAAACGCTGCATCACCTGAAGGTGGTGACGAGCATTACGCAAACTTAGCAGAGTTTTTACCAGACGAAATTTTAGGTTCAATGTCTGCAGATCTAAATCAAAAATATATGGACTACACAATGTCCAGAAAAGATTGGGAAAAAACTTATACACAAGGTTTAGATTTATTAGGATTCAAATACGATAACAGAACAGAACCTTTTCAAGGTGCAAGTGGTGCAACACATCCTGTTCTTGCAGAAGCAGTAACACAGTTTCAAGCTTTAGCTTATAAAGAATTATTACCAGCAGATGGACCGGTAAGAACACAATTACTTGGTGTGCAATCTCCAGAGAAAGTACAACAAGCACAACGTGTTAAAGATTATATGAATTATGAAATCATGGAAAAGATGAAAGAGTATGAACCTGAATTTGATTCCATGTTATTTCATTTACCTTTGTCAGGATCAACTTTTAAAAAAGTTTACTTTGATGAAGTAGAAGGACGAGCTGTTTCTAAGTTTGTCCCTGCAGATGA